GGTAATTCGAACCTCGTGCGGCGTGTAGACAGTGAGGATTGCACATAGTGAATTGGTCCAACTACGATGATGTGCTGGGCCAGATGCGCCTGGCCGGGCTGGTGGTTGAGTCGCTTGATGTGGGCCGCATGCGCCGCGTCAAGGTGGACGGTGACCGCGAAAAGCGCGGCTGGTACAGCCTGCACGAGCTGCGCCTTGATTCCGGCGACTGCGTGCTGGTCGGGTCGTTCGGCGTCTGGCGCGGCGCCGAGGCCAACGCACAGAAGATCGAGCTCAAGCGCATGGCGCTCAGCGACGACCAGAAGCGCGCCCTGAAAGCCCGCATTGACGCCGACCGCCGCCAGGCCGACATCGAGCGCAAAGCCTCCGCCGCCCGGGCTGCCGAACGCGCCCGGCGCGCCTGGGCGCAGTGCGCGCACGATGGTGACAGCGCCTACCTGGCGCGCAAGGGCGTGCAGGCCCACGGCGTGCGATTCAGTGGCCGCGGCAACCTGGTGATCCCGATGTGCGATGCCGGCGGCAGCGTCCATGGCCTGCAGGTCATCTACGGCACCAAGAAAAACGGCCGCGACAAGGATTTCTGGCCGGCCGGCCTGGCCAAGCAGGGTCATTTTTTCATGTGCGGACCATCGCCATCCGGCGGTGTGCTGCTGATCGCCGAAGGCTACGCCACCGCCGCCAGCCTGTTTGAGGCTACGGGCCACCCATGCGCTGTCGCCTTCGATGCTGGCAACCTGATGCCCGTGGCCACCGCGCTGGCGCACCACTACCAGCGCGCCAAGATCCTGATCTGCGCCGACGACGACTACCTTACCGAAGGCAACCCCGGCGTCACCAAAGCCAGCAACGCCGCCCTGGCCGTCAACGGCGCCTGGATCGCGCCCTCGTTCACCGCAGACCGCGCCGGCAAGAAAATCACCGACTTCAACGACCTGCACGCCATTGAAGGCCTGCACGTCGTGCGCGCCCAGGTAGAGGCCCGCATCCGGCAGCTCGGCTGGTCGTCTCAGACCACCGCCGCCGCGCCAGTTCACGCTCAGGGGGGAGGGGAGAGCAACCCGGCCACCGAGGATCTGCGCTCCATCGAAACGGTTGAAGAACTGATGCAGCGCTTCGCATTGGTCTACGAGCTGCCAGACACCGTCTACGACGCGCAGGAAAGCAAACTGGTGCCGCTGGCCAGCCTGCGCAACGCCTGCACCAGCCGCATGATCAGCCGCGCGTGGATGGAAAGCCGCGACAAGCGCCTGGTGCGCGTGCGCGAGGTCGGGTTCGACCCCAGCTGCAAAGACGCCACCATCAAGTGCAATTTATGGGGCGGCTGGCCCACCACGCCCAAGGCCGGCGGCTGCGAGACCTTGCTGGAGCTTTTGTACCACCTCTGCAGCGAAGAACACAACGGCCAGGCCGTCTATGAGTGGATCCTCAAGTGGCTGGCCTACCCCATCCAGCACCCCGGCGCCAAGATGAAAACCGCGCTTGTCTTTCACGGCGCGCAGGGCACCGGCAAAAACATGTTCTTCGAGGCCGTCATGGCCATCTATGGCGAATACGGCCGCATCATCGACCAGGCCGCTGTCGAGGATAAGTTCAACGACTGGGCCAGCCGCAAGCTGTTCCTGGTGGCCGACGAAGTCGTTGCCCGCATGGAGCTGTTCCACACCAAGAACAAGCTCAAAAGCCTGATCACCGGCGAGTGGATCCGCATCAACCCCAAGAACCTGGGCGCCTACGACGAACGCAACCACGTCAACATGGTGTTCCTGTCCAACGAGCCCCAGCCGGTGGTCCTGGAGCGCGACGACCGCCGCTACTGCGTCGTCTACACCCCAGCCAAGCTCGATATGCCGTTTTATGAGACCGTGCGGCAGGAAATCAACGCCGGCGGCATCGAGGCCCTGCACGACTACCTGCTCAACCTGCAGCTCGGCGACTTCGCGCCCTGGACGCTCCCGCCGATGACCAACGCAAAGGCCGACCTGATCGAACTCAGCCTCGACAGCACCGAACGCTTCTGGAACGACTGGCACACCCGCGCCATCCCGCTGCCGCTCACCATCGCCCGCACCGAGGATCTGTACGACGCCTACCGCTGGTGGTGCCTGCGCAACGGCGTCGGCAAACCCGCCCAGCTCAGCACCTGCATCGGCAACTGGTCCAAGCGGCCCGGCGCAAAAAAGGTGCGCAAGCGCCATTACCACGGCTCCAACCACTCGGCCACCACCCAAAGCACGCTCATCATCCCTTCCGGCGCCACGCCGCCGGATGAACTGGTCGCTCTTTCCGACGAGTTGGAAAACATGCGCGAAAGCCTGCGCCTGTGGAAAGAGCAGCACTCCGGGCCCCGTTTCGGTGGATAACTCATGCTTATAAACAACTTATCCACAGTTTTGTGCAGACACGCCTGCACGCCTGCACAAGCGCCTGCACATGCTAAGTGCCCGTCGTCATTGAAGAAAATGGCACTGTGCAGGCTGTGCAGGCGTCCCCCGCACGGGCGCGCACCACGCGCACCACGTCACGCACCCAGCGGCCGCACACATCACCGAATCGCGCGCACACGTGACTATTACCCCTGCACACCCTGCACAGATGTATTTTGTGTAAGTAAATCAATGGCTTACGTTGTGCAGGCGTTTGTGCAGGCGCTGCAAAACGCCTGCACAGCCTGCACAAGCCCAGTTTTTCACCCGGCAGGAGTCTGATCGCCATGGAATTGAAAATCGAAATCACCGGCATCGACAAGGTTCGCAAGCTGCTTGACAACATCGGCGGGCCCGGGCTCAAGCAAGCCGCAGCCGACGCGCTCAATGATGCGGCCTTCAAGCTGCGCAGCGAAATGCAGGCCGAGATGGGCCGCGTGTTCGACCGACCCACGCCCTACATCCTGCGCAGCGTGCAGGTCAAAAAAGCCACTGCCGCCAGCCTTGTCGCCGAAATCGGTCCTACCTACATGGGCGGCAAAGGTGTTGATCCGCAGAAAGTGCTGGCTGCCGAAGTGTCCGGCGGACGCAGGCGCGACAAACGCTCAGAAGTAGCCCTGCGCCGCGCCGGCATTCTCCCGCCGGGGTACGTCACCGTCATCCCAAAAGAACCGTTCCAAGGCAGCGACGACGGCCGTGGCAACCTGCGCGGCCCGTTTATCACCCAGCTGCTCAGCTACCTGCAGGCGTTTGGCGAGCAGGGCTACCGGGCCAACATGACGCAAAAGCGCAAAGACAAGCTGGCCAACATCGGCCGCACAGCCAGCGGCTACAAGACCATCGGCGGCGTGCAGTATTTCGTCAGCCTGGGCGAGCTGCCCGGAGGCAAAGGCGTGTTCGACGCCAAGAACAAATCCATCCATCTGGCGCCTGGCGTCTGGGCGCGCAGCGGCATCCATGGGTCAAGCCTGCGGCCGGTCCTGATGTTCGTGCGCGCCCCAACGTACGCCGTCCGGCTGTCCATTGAAAAACTCGCCCGCAGCACCGACGTCCAGGCGCAGTTTGAAAAGCGCATCCGCTTCCGCATCCGCCAGGCATCCGGCGTCTGACAGCACCGCTCACCATGCCCCACGTCACCAAAACCGAATTCGCCCGCCAGCTCGGCGTCGCCAAAAGCTACGTCAGCAAGCTCGCCGCGGCGGATCGCCTGGTCATCACCGCCGGCGGCCTGGTCGACGTGGACGCCAGCAAGCGCCGCATCCAGGAAACCTCGGGCGCTCCCGAGCGCGCCGCCGTCACCACTCCCGTCTTTGCCGACGCCCGCGACAAAAAAGAGCACTACCAGGCCGAAATGGCCCGGCTCGACTACGAAACCCGCTGCGGCACCCTCATGGACGCCGCCGACGTGCGCGCCGTCGTCGCCAACGCCGCCACCACCCTGCGCACCCGGCTGGAGCTGCTGCCCGACCAGCTCGCCCCACAGCTCGCCGCCCAGCCCGACGAAAACACCGTGCGCGCCATCCTGGCCAACGAGATCGAGGCCCTGCTGGCCGACCTGTCCGCCGGCTTCACCAGCCTGCATCGCGCCACGCCCGCCGGCGCCTCACCCACCACCCACTGACGCGAGCCCATGCACGCCACCGCCTACGCCAGCGCCCAGCCGCACATCAACGCCATCCTGGCGCGCTGCCTGGCCCCGCGCAAGCCGCTCACCGTCAGCCAGTGGTCCGACCTGCACCGCAGGCTGTCCAGCAAAGGCAGCGCCGAGGCCGGGCGCTGGCGCACCAGCCGCAACCCGCCGCTGGCCGAGCCCATGGACGCCCTCAGCGCCCGCAGCACCGCCAAAGACGTGGTGCTCATGTTCCCCATCCAGTTCGGAAAGACCGAAGTCGCCATCAACGCCCTCGGCTACATCATGGATCACAACCCCGGCCCGGTCATGGTCTGCCTGCCCGGCGAAGTCAGCCGCGACAAGTGGGTCGCGCAAAAGCTCGGGCCCATGATCGACGAGACCCCCGCCGTCAAAGCCTCACTCACCAGCACCGCCACCCGCGACGGCGCCAACCGGCGCGAGTTCAAAGACTTCGCCGGCGGCCAGCTCTACCTGGAGCACGCCGGCAGCCCGTCGCGCCTCAAATCCACCACCGTGCGCACCCTGCTGGTCGACGAGGTGGACGAATTCGCCGCCAACTTCACCGGCGGCGACGACCCGCTCGAAATGCTCAACGGCCGCACCAGCGCCTACCCGGGCACGTACAAACGCCTCTACATCAGCACCCCGCAGATCAAAGGCATCAGCCGCATCGAACAACTCTGGATCAAGTCCGACCAGCGCCGCTACCACGTCCCGTGTCCCCACTGCGGCCATGAGCAGCCCCTTGAATGGGCCGGCCTGCGCTGGGGCCCGGGCGGTGCCAATCCGGTCTATGTGTGCCGCGAATGTGGGTCCACCATCGACGAGCACCACAAGACCGCCATGATCGCCGCCGGCCGCTGGGTGCCAGAAAACCCAGGCGCCCGGGTGCGCGGCTATCACATCAACTGCCTGTATTACCAGATCGGACTCGGCCCGCGCTGGGCCGACCTGGTGGAGACATGGATCGAAGCCCAGAACGACCCAGCCCGCCTCAAGACCTTCATCAACGACCGCCTGGCCGAGCCCTGGGAAGACCCCGCCATGCGCGCCGTGCGCCACAACGCCATCGCCGACCGTGCCGAGCCCTACGCCCTGCGCACCGCGCCTGCTGGCGCCCTGGTCATCACCGCCGGCGTCGACACCCAGGACAACCGCCTCGCCGTCCACATCACTGGCTGGGGCCGAGGCATGGCCTTCTGGACGCTCGACTACATCGAGCTCCCAGGAGACCCGGCCGATGAGGCCGTCTGGGCCTCCCTCACCGCGCTGCTCAACACGCCCATCCAGCACGACAGCGGCGCCATCCTGCGCGTGGAGGCCGTCGCCATCGACGCCGGCGGCCACCGCACCGAAGCCGTCAAAGCCTTCGTGCGCGACCGCCGCGTGCGCCGCCCCATGGCCATCTTCGGCGCCGTGCCCAACAATGCCCCCGTCTTGAGCAAAGGCAAGATGCAAGACGTCGACTGGCGCGGCCGGCTCGACAAGCGCGGCGTGCTGATCCACCACGTCGGCACCGTCGGCATCAAGCACTGGCTCTACAGTCGCCTCAGCACCGACGCCGCCAAGGATCCAGCCGCGCGCCTCACCCACTTCAGCGACCAGCTCCCGCCCGACTACTTTGCCGGACTGGTGTCCGAAAGCTACAACCCGGCCAAAAACCGCTTCGAAAAAAAACGCGGCGCCCGCAACGAGCCACTGGACACCTGGGGCTACAGCTACGCAGCTGCCCACCACCCCGAGCTGCGCCTGCACCGGTACACAGCGGCCGATTGGGACCGCGTAGAGGCTCGGCTGGTAGCCGCGGCCGAAACCACAGATCTGCAGCATGCATTGGTGACCGACAGCCATAAAAAAACAAGCCCTCAAGAGACAGCAGCCATCCAGAGTGGGGCGCCACCCCGCACATTCGCCCGCGACTGGTAACCACCACCGAGCCAAGCCCATGCAAAAACCCGCCGCCACGCCCAAGCTCGCCACCCTGATCCAGGCTGAGCCCGACCTGGTCGACCGCATCTTCGACTACCTGCTGGCCGAATTCCCACAGATCGCCGGCCAGCCGCCCGAGAAAATCGCCACCACCAAAGCCGCCGTGCGGGCAGAATTCAGGGGCGAGGAATGCTACATCGCCGCACGCCCCCCCACGGCCCGGCAGCAGCTCGTCACCCAGGTGCTGGCCCTGTTCAACGGCCGCAATGCCACCGAGGTGGCCCGGCGCCTGCAGATCAGCCGGGCCA